TGTTGGACTTGTTTATTAGATCCACAATACGTTCTCCAGTCAGAGTCGACGGTTTGTCTGGATCTGCGTGCTCGTTTCGAATTTTTAGGTAAGATTTTAGATCGAGTGAATAATTTCTTTCCGATGTATTTGCGTCCATTTGACAAGTCCGTAATGAGGTAGACAAACCCGGCAAAGTCAGTTGGAGTTTCGGTGAATTCTTTTTGTTCATAATACCACATACATTTATTTATAGAACCGTAATATCAACCATATGACCTACTTGACGAATCATTACTCTTTCACCTTTCGAATTATAATTGTAATAAGTCTCTCGAGTTGGCTCATAGTTGAAAGGCATATTTTTACTGACACCTTTTAACGATTGTTGGTCGTTAGGAATATTCATCGGCATATTACGACTAACTCCTTCAAGCATTGTTTGATTTATTATATTGACTGAATTAATCTCCATCGTCAGAAACCCATGAATCTACTTCGATTGATCTTTTTTCTATTTCTGCCCGACGACCACATATCGGACAGAAATTTGGTTTTACATATGTTGCTGCGTAAGAAATTTCTTCGCATTCTTCACATTCAATAATGTAATCTTCCATTAGAAGTCGATCTCACATGCACCACCAGCACAAGCTGCGGCTCCAAGAGTATCAACATCAGTATATTTCTTTTCGGTAATATCAGTAGACCAATCTATTTGTCGCAAATTCTTTTGAATCTTATTCCATTTATGAAGTAAATAAGAATCTTTTAGACAATGCTCAGCTAACTTAATATCACCTTTACAATAGTTTTCTGCAAAGTTTTCGAACCTTCGAATCCAATCTGCACGTGCAGCATTTTCTGAAGATTCCAAAGAAATATCGAGACCAAATCCTTGAGCAGTAGAACATGCATCCCATAAATTTGGGAATACTTTTAATGCATCAACTACCATGCCCGAAGCGAAGATGGCTGCTGTGTCATATTTTTTGACCATTTCTTTGGCCGTAATGACTGCTGTATTTGGAGCTTGATTAAAATCTTTATCACCTGACATTGGAAGGAAAGAGATTCCAGCAAAAGAATGTCGATTTTCGAATACAAATTTTTCTACTTCATCCCAATCATCTACGATGATAGTATTAGATACGTTATGACGAATTCCCTTGTCAGCACAAAGTTCTTCATTTGTGCCAGCTACAACCCAATGTTTTTGAGCTTTTTGAACAAGTTTAAGGTGTTCCACACCAAGTAAAGAATCTTTGAGATAAGATCCTTTGTGCGGGATAATTGGAAACGATACTACAACATCTGTACCACCAGCCGACCATACGGACTCTTCTACCATATATGGATTTGTTTTTTGAATTGCTTGTGTAATTTCGGATTCTTTGTTCATCTGAACATTACGAATATACATATTAGAATGCTCAGCATGAATGCCAGAAGCAGTTTGCAATAAAACCGAAGCGTTGCCCGATGGTTTAACACATGTCGTTCTAGCCGCTGGATTGATTCCGATAATTGCTGCAACTTCTCTGTTTGTTTTTTTGACAATCTTAGCGCCCTTCTGTAAGACTTTTTCATCAAATAAAATATCAGGATTATTCATCCATCCAGTAATAGATACTCCAAGCAGGGCTTCTCGATCAAAAATTTCTTTCGAAGTTTTTGAGAGAAATTTGAAGTCAGTATACCCTGCTTGGAGTGTACCGAGGATAGCAGCCGCGCGGCAGGCCTTGTAGAAGTCTTCCTCGGTATTGCACATGCCTCCATTGATCTCAGTAAGATTACAACCTTGCCATCCTGATTCACCCTTAATTTGTGGGAACATTCCGATTTCTACACATGGATTAGTTGTATGTTCTGTTGATTCAACAAAGACAAAACCTGGCTCACCAAACTGTTTTACTTTATCCATTAAAGTACTAAACTGTTCTGGTGTAGCTTTATCCCGTACAATCACTGCAGAGTTATTTGATCTTGCTCTTTGTGGATTATCCATAAACCAATTACCTGTTTTTGCACTCATCATTTCTTCATCATCTGGAGAAAAAAGACAAATAGTAGCAGAACGACGTACACCACCAGATAACACAGCATCGGCTGCATGCATAGCAATATCGTATACATCAATTGGTTTTAAATTTACGGGATCTTTTTGGTCAATTACAATACCTTGAAGAAGGTGCTCTACTTTGTCGAGTGAACGACGTAGGCCTTCTGGTCCTGGTGCTTTAAATCCACCTGAGATTTTTGCACCTTTTGGACGAATTTGTGATAAGTCGAAGAATACTCTACGACCTTCATAGTCAGGATGTTTACCACCACCGACCATATATGATGACATTAATACGTCAAGTGCAGAAGCCCAACCTTCGATTGAGTCATCTACGATATATCCTTTTGCTTGTTTTGTGCGACCTTGAATTTGAGGCAATTTGGCCACATGATGTTTTTGTACAGAGAATCCAGCACCAGCACCACATAGTAAAATATAAAATAATTCACCGAAAAATGCTGGACGATCTGCATAAGAAGAGGTACAATTATACATTCGCATTTGGTGTTTTAAGAGTTGCTCTCCACCAAATTGAAGAGATCTTTGAGCTGCTAACACACGTTGTTCTTTATAAGCTTGCTTTGCTTCCTCGAAATATGGAGCAAGTTCGTTATTCTTTTCGTTATAGTAATTTGAATGCATATCGATTACTCGATCTACTGCTTCATTCCAACTCTCATATCTATCTTCACCATCAACGAATCTGGAATAACCTTCATAAAATTTTGTCTCGGAAAGAAACTTCCGAGTGTCAACATGTGCTGTTGCCATATTAATACCTCTTGTATGTAACTGATTATTTTGGAATACTTGTAGTATTATATATCATTTTTTCGGTTTTGTAAACCGTTCTGGGAGCTATTATGGAAAATATTTTTTCAACATATCAATTTTATCTTGAGCTGCTGCAATCTTTTCTAACTCACCGTCAACTGCTTCAAGAATATCGGCATGCTCACCAATACCTACACTTTGTTCCATATAAATTTTTACATTAGCTTCAGCTAATCCAATGATACCTTCGTAATGTTTTACAAGGCCTTCTTTAATTATCTGTGCTGTCTTGAATGACATCATCATCTCCATCAATTGCTGTTTCATAATAGACTATAATAGCCTGTTGTTGTTCAATATATCTTCTTAGCTCTGCTAAGTTCAATGACAAGTTTTCATAGTCACGAACAGATATAGCATAAAATACTAATTCACTGCCATTTGACTTTTTAAACTTTTCGATAAATTCGTCTATATTTTCTGCTGTTACTACATGAAAATATGGTGAAGTTAATTTTAATCCTTTTGGTCTTTCGACAATTGGAATATTTTTTTCTATAATTTCTGGAACCGTAATAATTGTCGGTTCAGGAGCTTTTGTACAACTACTGAGAAGTAATAGACTCAAGCTCACTAATAATATCTTTTGTACCATCATTTACTCTCTTTTCAATCATTCCAGGTTTTTTTAAACTTAACCTTGTGAGATCGTGCTCTTGCAATTTCGTTCTTAGCTCATCTGTATAATCAGTTGCTGATTGTAAGTCTAAAGCTAATTGACTATTAATTGCTTCTAATTCTTCTTGAGTTGATTCTAAGGCATCAATCATTGCATCTTTTGCTTTTGCTGCAGTCTCAAGTTTTGCATTATTTTCGTGTAATACTGCTAATCTTTCTTGAGTATCATTGTAATAGTAATAGGCTCCATAAGCAGCAGAAGCCATAAAGAGTAAGATACCAAATGCAATATAAAGTCTAACCATTATCTTCCATATATTTTCTGAATCTCTTCAGTAAAATCATTTCCTTTTTACGACGTCTATCAGTCACAGTTTGTGTTTTATATCGAGGTCCCATTGCTGTGGCTTTAGGATCTGGAATGGCACTAGTATTCATAGTAGGTGCATCTTCAACTTTCAAAGTTTTAGGATAATTTTTATCACCAGGTTTTAACTTAGGTTTACCTGCTGCTCTTCTTTTTCTTATATTATCCCATAAACTCATCGAATTAACTCGCTTGCTGATAAGTAAATTTTTTGATTTGTTCTTATGTGTTTTGCTTCGTATATATCTATACCAAATACTGTACCCACTGGATAACTATTTTCTTCAATTCGTACTTGATCTCGTGGATTTACCATTTCTTCATAAGAGCTATTAAGTATCTTATGATTCTGAACTCTATAAACTCCTGGCGCCAATTGTTTATCTTCAAGTACAAACCATTCAGTATTTTCTTTAAGGAAATCAGTAACATCAATGTCATGTTCTTTTAAAATACTTTCTAACTTTTTTTCGGAGATTTCGCATTTTTCTTTAAGTAAGTAGAGCGCGGCCGCAAAAGATCCAAGTTTTGTTCCACCTCCGGGGATTTTTGATATGAGCCTCTTGATGTTAGCGCAGAGGCGAATGAAAGGAGTCCAACTAGCAATATCTTCGGGACTTTCAACTTTTTTAGATTTAATGCGCTGACCATCTTTATCGATGATACCTTGTTTATAAGCATCCCAATTTTCCCACTTCATAACAAGCATACGAACAAATCGAAACGCATAGGTCAAATCTGCGGCTGACTTCACTATTCCCATTAGATTTTCCTTAATGCCTCTATTACGGTTTTATCTTGTTCGAAGCCAATTATTTGATCATTTGTAATATAATTTAAAAATATTAAAAATGGTTTTATAACTGGCCAATGTTTTTCATTTAATTTTAATTCTAATATTTCAAGTGCTGCTTCCATTCCAAATGAATTGAATACAACAATTAAGTGATTCATAATCAATCTTTCAGATAACTCACCTGTTTCGAGATAGCGATTCACCAATCTCTTAATATAAGTGTATCTTTTAAGATCATCATAAAAGTCCTCTATGTCAGAAAACTGAGGATTACTATAATGTTTTGCGGCGTAGAGAAAAAGATTTTCTTCAGTGAGTTTTTCAAATATCAGCATAATGTTATTTATTATAATTTAGTTAATAACTGATTTCAGCCTTTCAATCAATGTTGCTTTCTTTTCTCTACGATCAAGTTCAATACCATGCTCTCTTCCAACTTCTTCAAGCTCAAGCTTTGTCATATCAAAGAGATCAACATCCTCATCTACCTCGATTGGTTCCATTGGCTTAGGAGCTGGAGGTGGTGGAGGTGGAGGTGGAGCAATTGCTACTCCAAGATACTCATCAATTTGAGATTGTGTATGTCTACGAGCTACAAGTAGTTCGCCTGTACGAGGATGTTCCCAACCACGAACTGTTGGAATAGCATCTTTTTGATGATTAGGAGGATTAATTGCCACTCTTCATCTCCTTATAAGCTGCTGCAACTCGATTGATGATTTGTTTATCACCAACTTTTGCGTCATTTGGACGTTTTGCTGCATTTGGTCCAGCGCGACCAGCTTTAGATGCATCATCATGTCCAAGCTCTTCTACGTCTTTACCGTTGATGCCGACTTCTGGATTTCCATCAGCCTTCATATCTTGTTTCATTTTCTTGCCACCAGGAGAGTCATACTGTCCATGTGGTTCAGAAGGTGTAGCACCTTTCATATGGGCATCTGCTTTTTCCCAAATAGACATAAGACGCTGGCGGATTGAAGTGGATTCTTTTTGTTCCATTTCATTTCCTTTCGATTTGCCGTTATCCAATTTTGGATTTACATTACCAGTTTCTTGTTTTTCTTTTTTCTTACGAAGACCTTTAAAGTCATTTGCAGTAATCTTACCATCTTTGTCATGGTCGAGTTTGTGCTGTGCACCTTTTAACTCTTCTTTTTCTACTGCTTCGTTTTTCTTTTCTTTATCCCAAGGTGCCTTCGGTAAAGTTACTTGATCTTTAGGCTTGGCTGTACGAGCCGCCTTGGCCAATCCTTTCTGAATGTCCTTTTGGGACAATGTTTTTTCTTCCATACTTGTTTCCTCATTTTGAAGTTTGGCCAGTCTTTCTTTAGCATGCTTCAATGCTTTAGCATGCGCTTGTTGTGAATTCATATGCTTCACTGCATCGCCACGATTATCTGCTTCTTTGCCCATTTGTTGATGATGGTCATGAGCTTTTTGATGGCGAGCAATCACATCTTTTAAATTATCAATGTGTTTTTGATTATCTTCGTTCGTTGGAGCTTTATAATCGGGTTTTTGCCTTTCAGGATATTTTTTTCCAGTTTTTGGATCTACTTCATCCTTATGACCTGATGGTACGTAATAGCTTACGCCAGTTGGTCCGTATGCTTTACCTTCTTCAACAGCTTCTTTTGCTGGTACTTTTGCTTTACCAGTTAATTTATCAACAGCCATTTTTGTGCCGTGTTGACGTTTTAAAAATTGGTTAATTCCAGATTTACGTTGTTTTTCGTAATCTTTTTTAACATCAGGTGATGCGCCTGCTTGACCCATACCACCTCTTCCAGTTTTATCTCCTGCATCTGCAGCGGATGCTGGCACTTTTTTCAAATATCTACCAGCCAATCCCTTTGAAATTTCGCTAAATCTTTTCATTTGTTTTTCCTTTTACATGTAGATATTAGTGCCAACTGCACCGGCTGCAGCAACAACTGCAACCCAAAATAATTTATTTAATACTGTCACTGTTCTATGATTATCTAATACGATTCTTTCTATCTCATCAATTTTACCAGATAATCTATTTATCCTTTCAAATTGATTATTATGGTGCTCTTGTAAAGTACCAATCTTTTCTTCAGCGCGAGCCAATGCCACCATTGCATCAGTAAGCTGATCGAGTTTATCCTCGATTCTTTCTAGTCGAGTTTCTGTGGTTTGAGAAGGCATTTGCTCTAATCCTTGTTTCATTAGTTATCTACTTTCGCTCCAGCTCTCCATTGATAACAAGACCAATATCGTGCTTTCCATTTTGGTCCTGGATTCTCACAGTTATGACGCGCTCTAAATGATTTACGTCTTGCTGGATCATCTCTTTTAATTTCCATATTAGGATCACCAAAAGATACCTTTACGACATTACCTTTATCGTTTTTAACATAAACATAAAATTTCTTACTACCACCACGAGTTGGGTTATTCAATGTAACCTTTTTACCCTGATACTCGGCTTCTGTGATTTCTAAATCTTCATATAAATCACATGCTTCACAGTAATCGTCAATCTCTTCTGCTCTATATTCTTTAAATTTCATCTTACTGCCCCGGCGTTTTCTTTCTAGCTCTGATAGTTGAAAGGTCTGTACCCCATTCTGGTTGATTATCATACCATTGATCTGTACGTTCATCAATCTCACCATCACCATCATCATCTCGTCCTTGAGCTTTTAGACGAAATGTTCTTTTTACTACAGCATCAGTTACACGCTTCACGTCTCGAATCATCGATGGCTGTTTTACGATCTTACGAAGTTCTTGCTTTAATGCACCTGGTCCAGCAGCTTGCATAAACATTGCTGGCAATCCTTCGATATCAACCCTAAATGTCATTTCTTCATTAAGATCTACAGATTCGTTTGCTTTACGAAACTTACGTACAGCATTACGATCTGCCATACCCAAACCTTTTACACGCTTCGCTCGAGTTTTAAGATCTGCTGAATGATCAGTTTTTCTTAAAATATTTGCAACTGCAGAATTTGTGGCACGATCTTTACTATATTTTGCTTTGTCTTTATATGACTGCATTGCCTTTGGTGTATCAAGAACTTCATCTACACCTTCTTTTGTTTTGTATGGTCCTTTTGTTACACGATTCCGTTTTGGTCCCATATGTAACCAACCTGCATCAACATGTTTTTTCACATCTTTCTTATCAACTTTTTTCGAGACGCGAGTAATAGGATGCATAATAGTAGCTTTAGTACCAACTTTTGACATATCGATTGCTTCATCAACCGATTCGTTTTTCGCTTTCATATAAGCAGCAATCGCCATATCTCGGCGTTCTTTTGCGTCTTTACCTTTAAATTGTGGGGCATCTGACTTTTTAAAGTCATCAATCCATGCACCCATACCGTCTGATACTTTTAATGGCATTATGCTTTCCCCGCTAAATCTTTATCGGCACCGCCATAGGTACCTTTTCCTTTTGTAGCAAACGCATTGACTCTTGCCATTCCCCATTGTTGAGGAGTGGTTCCTGGTCGGTGACCAGTTCTCCAAGCGGCAACACCTCTATTATATACTTTACGCAAAGTACTGAGTTTCATACCAGATTTCTCTGCTTTTTTCTTTAATGCTGCAGTTGCATCTTCTGCAATATACGCTTTAAATTTCATCATGGATTTGCTGTCCTATTTACTTTTTTAACATCTCGCATTCTTGCTCGATCCATCATGCGATCATGTCTTTTCGCATCTGATTCTTTCTCGCGATCAATTCTTTTCTTAGCAATGTCAACCTGAGTATCTTGCTCGCCATACATCTGCTTGAATCTTTTTGTGTGTTTCGAAGGTTTTGTCTTAGCTCTTGCATCTCCAGGCGCCGGCTTATATGCTGCTGGGTTGTTATCATCCATCGATGCTCCTTTTTTGAAATGAGCCTTTCGTGCAGTAGAAGTTGACTTTGACAAACCTTTATAATATGCTGCGCCTTCAGAAAGACCTTCTTTTGCCACAGAAAATGAAGCCACAGGAATTTCTTCTTTGAGGTGTTCAATATCTGTTAACCATTTGCGGTATGTATTGCCACTACCTTCGATGATAACGTAGTTGGCTCCGAGTCTTTTAATTTCTGAGATTTCTCCAGTATCTTTGTTGATGACTGTATCTCCGATATTGTAGAGCATGCCATTAACATAGTTTTCTCTAATTTCTGATACGGGCTCAAGTTGAACATGTCTTTTAAATTCATTTTCTTCTTTCAATCCCATGCCTTTACGGACATCATTAAATAAACGTCTAGCATCCGGATTTGACATTGCTTTTGGAAGATTTTGCGCGAAAGATGTAAAGTTATTATTTGCAGCAAATTCTCGCTGTTTAGTTCCTGATGCACCTTTTGCACCCTTAGCATCTGGATCACGTTGACCAGCTGATACTACATTTATTTTTTGAAAGTTATAGAGTCCGTGTTTGCCTTTTTTGCCATTATACTTATTTAGTAATATATCAAACTCACGAACTCTATCTGAACCTACCACCATTACAACATTTTTAAATCCTTCGTTATATAACGATGTTGCAGCATCAAATAAATTTCTAATCTTTTTATTAAGCATAATCATACGAGCATGCTTTGGAAACATCTTTCTCACATGTTTAATTTTATTTGTATATGGCAACGGATTTTCTTTAGGGTCCTCAGACTGTGATAAGAAAACTCTATATGGATTTTTTGCGGCTTTAATCGCAATTGTATTTAATAACTTCTCATGACCAATCGTAGGAGGATTCATGCGGCCAAAAGTAAAATAGACCGTTTTTTCCTCTTCGACTAAAAAGTTCTTGAATGAACTAAAACTCAACCTTTTTTCCTCGCAACCTCTGCTTTACGAATAGCTGGGAACATCTTTGTCGCCAACCTATCTATTCGTGATTTCATTTTATCTAAACGCTTTTCGATTTCTTGACGACGTGCAAAATTCAATTCGCCTTTTGGAATATCACGAGTAAGTTTCTTAAGGATTGCGGTACGGGCTGCTCTGCGTGCACGTTTTACGAGCTTATCTTTTGGTGCCATTTTACGCATAGCTCTACGTCTTCCCATTGCAATGCGAGCTTTCGCTTTCTTCATTGCACGAGAACGCTTTAATCTTTGTTGTACACTGAGAGCTTCGTGAAAACCTTTACCGTCGCAATGATCACAACCTTTACCATTGCATTCTGGACATTCAGTTTTCTCAGAATATTCTTTTACCCAATTTTTTCCGTTGGGATCATATGCATCATATTGGCAATTATTTTCTTTTGTTGGTTGACCAAACTTATCGCCACAATTTTTGCAGCACATGCCTTCCATTGAAGCTTCGGTTGGATCACCTGCTCCACGGCGTTTCCGCTTGTATGCGTTGTATTTTTCCTGGTCTGTAGCGCCAGGTTTATAGTCTACGGACATATAGTCCTTAAAGCCTATTGGCATCTTTATCTCCCCGGTTTATCCCATCCTTTTATAATGTTTGGTGAAAAGTTGGCATAGGAAAATTCTAACCTATCAACTATTTTCACCGCATCACCACCAAGTTTATCTATTGCAACGTAACCTTCTTGGCCTGTTGTACGATAACCTTTTTTTGTTTTTAAAAACGTTTGCGTATTATTTAGTTTATTAAGTATATTTATAATTTTTAATTTCGCCAAAACGATAACTTTTTGCAAATCGAACATTAATTTTAGCGATTTTTTATTGGCAGGACTAAAAAACTTTAATATTTCTTCTCGTCTTTGATCGACAGCTAATTGTCCTCGTGCCGATTTACGTGCCATTCTCTCACGGTCAAATTTTTGGTTGATCCATTTGATAAGGTTATTTGTATGTTGTGTTGTATTTCCCACGACTTCACCTTTTCTGACGAAGGTGTTGTTGAAGGTTTCCACCATTTGAGCAAGCTTATCATTGGCTTCCAACTGCCGAAGAGTTGTACCACTGATTTGATTGAAAATTTTTCCGGCCTGAGACAAATAACCATTAACTTCCTCCGTGTCTTTTTTAGACATAGTATAACGAGTCATATCCCTAAGCGTTGCGTCTTGGCTCCACACATTTCGGCTTGGCTTAAGCTTAGAGGCGTCAACTCCGTACGAAGCTTTGAGAGACTCGAAGGTGTTACCCGTATAGGCTGTATGCCAGACAATTCCAATTTTTGATTTCTTAACATCGCGAGCTCCATCCGACTCAGCTGGCAACGCATAGACGATAGTATTAGGATGAAATGTAACATATTTCTTTCCTTTAATTTTTTGTGTTTTTACATCACCTGGTCCAAAAAGGAAATCGCCTTGAATAATTCCTTTAATACCCAATGCAGGTAATTCTTTTAATGCTGCTTTTAGTTTGACATTCAAATCACCCGAAGTGTCAGCGTCAACATCAGCAGGAGTTTTGTAAACTTTAGGATTTTTGTTAAAGATACCTTTTTTAGCGACAAAAAACTTTCCGTCACGAGGATCAGTACCAGCAAATATAGCAGGAGCACCATCCCATTTAACAGTAACATTTCCATCTTTAACACCACCTAAGGTGTCTCTTAGCATTCGTAAAGCAAGAATTGCATCACGCGTTCCTTTGACTCCACCGTAGAGAACTTTATCCTCTATGTGAGTCATATGTGTATTCTTCTGTTCCGTTATATATTCTTTAAAGCTCATTTGTCTACTATCCGTCCGTAACTAATACTATATCAAATGATGATGAAATTGTTGAACCGGCTGATGCAATTGCTCTTATTTCCACATCTGTTTTTGGCGGAAGGCGAATTGGAATTTGATAATCTCGAGTATGAAAACCACCAGGAACATCCATAATATCTCTTGTTCTAAATGCTCCAGCAACGGCTTCAATTTGTCTCGTAAATAGTGTTGCAGTTGCTGAAGAGTTATAAGCGCCAACTCCAACATTCCATTTAGTTAAATATCCAGTGCAGTGAGCTGGAACAGTATAAAGACCTAACATTGTTTGACCTAGACCATAAGTCGTACCAGTTCCAATAAGACCAATATCAGCTAATATTGTACCAGTGCCACCTGCTCCTGTTGATATCCTTATATTACCTTCATTTGTTCCAGTTGAACCTGAAGATGCAACAAACGCACGAAATATTCTCAAAAAATTAGTAGTACCTACAAGATTGTTAACTGGCTGAGTCGCTTCAATCTGATTGTAATTTTCATCCAATCCTAGGATCGTTACCGTTCGTGCTCCATTTCCAGTTGGATTATCATCTGCATCGTCACTTGAAACAAAAACTGGAAATGGAGAAGTAAGGTAGGTATAAAGACCGCCTTGTTGCCATATTGTTTCAGGAATACCTCCTATATTTGGATTACGTCCAAACTTGTGAATGACATCAGTCTTAAGTACCATTCCATTCGAAATGTCAACCATCTCGGCTAGATCAGAATTTGCAAAGTGTCTTTGTATTGGCATAGTTTACCTGTACTTGAAATCACACATAAGACGAGTTGGGTATCCATCCTTGCCTTGCGTATCTCTTAAATTGAGTTTAAATGTATATGTTGGGGATTGCATTTCGATATCAATACGTTTACCCTTACCGCCTTTACCGCCGTAATAGATAACTGGTGCATTTACAGTAGCAGCACGCTTCATAGCCTTTTCATCCATTTTCTTAGATAAAATTTTACCAGTAAGTTTATGTATAATATGATAATTAAATCCAATACCAGATTGTAGAAGACGATTCATTCCAGCTTTATCGAATCTTGGTCGACGATCTACTGAACCTTTATGTGTACCATTAAAGACTTCGCAAAACTTAGTCTCATCAATACCAAATAGCTTTAGAAGTTTTTTACCATCTTTATTTGTAATACTTCCATTCTCGATTTCTTTACGAGTCAAAACTGTTTTTACACCAACGTTAAAGAACGTAGTAGTTCCACCAAGTTTTAATGAAAGGAAAATAGGACCTTTATCTGTGGTAACGGTAATATCAGTAACTGATTTACCTACATCATATCCACGGCCTTTAGGATTTGTTAGCTGAATGTTTGGTGTAAATACTAATGGACGTCTTGTATTCTCACCACCTACAACATCAACCTTAAATGTCTTTGAATCTTCAATCTTATAAGTGTTGTTCATATCCTCAATTGCTGCAAGCATCTTTCCATCAGATACTTCTTCACCAGCCCACCATTTTAGAAGTGCATCTGCAAATTGAGGTTCAAATAAATTACCGCGGTTATTTGCACCGCGGTTGCCTGAAGATCCATTACCAAACTTAAGTTTTAAAATATTAATGTCAGCTTTTTGATTAATCTGTTTAATAGTATAATCACCATCAATCATACGTGAAACATTAACATTTACTTTTTTGGCCAAATCCAAATTAATTGGAGTATCAGCTTTATTTCTGAGCAAACTAAATAGACGTTTTACTTCCTCAATATTTGGCTGAGGAAATTTATTATCAGCAAGAGTCTTTTGAATTTCCTCAGTCGATTTAGGAAAAAAAGTATATGCCATTTGATTTGTACTCCTTTTCCTATATTTATATAGTTTTAATCGTAGAAGTTTTGGAAAGCTTTTATATTTGTTGATGTTCCAGATACAGTAATTTCTGGATTTCCACCACCAGGGCCTTCAGTTATCCACGATTCTAATTTCAACTCGAATCTATCTAAGAGTTGTAGGAATTCGTGTAAAGGACAATCGTAAGCGATATCGAATGTATAAGACATAGTTTTAACTTTCGTTTAGTTTGAGTAAGCGTTGCGAAGGATAGCTTGAGTTTTAGAACGTTTATTTAAATAATATTGTGGTTTTGATTTTTTATATTTTGATGTGGGAATTTTTGTAATTGTGATATGAGAAGGGATTGGTGTATTAGGGATGATTTTTTGATGAGAGTTAAGTGTCATTTGTTTCTCCTTTTTAATCTCTAATACCTTTCTACCATAAAAAAAGGGAGTTGTAAACCCCCTTTTTTCACTTTATATGATTTTTTTTCTAAAATCTACCAAGAAACTTTGCAATATATCCTACAAATGGTAGTAACGAGAGAGCCATTAATAAGTTCATGCCCGTGTGGGCCATGGCTATTCGAAGAGTATCACCTCGAGGCCATCCATCTGAGACGAAAAAGCCAGCTAACCATATCGTACCTGTGGTACCAATGTTAGCGCCTAATACTGCTGCAACTGCTGCTGGAAGTGGTAAAGCTCCAGATGCAACTAAAGCAATGATTGCTGTTGTTGATAACGATGATGATTGCCAAAGGAGAGTCATAACGATTCCTCCAATGAACATGTATATTGGACTACCTAAAAAGAATTGTAGATGGTCCATATTTCCCATTGACTTCATTCCACCCGAGAATGTTTTGAGGCCAATGTAAAAAATCACCAGTCCAACAAGAGCGGTGATTACAGGATTTCCTAGATCCATTTTCTTTACCTTTTTCCAGAGTTTGGTTGTTGACATGTCGTATCCTTAAAAACTATTAAAGAGGCGTAACTATCTACCCCTCTTTAATTCAAAACTATGTAACAGGTATATTAATTTTTTTTCTGTGAATTGAATTTTTGTTCCTGTTCTTTACGTTCTCGTTTTAGTGCTTGTTTTACACCAAATTGACGACGTCTTTCACGTTCTTTTGGATCATAAGCTTCATAACCAGAGATTCCCCAATCTTTGGCCCACATGCCAATCTGATCAGGATCATGTTTTTTAGCCATTATTAATTGCCTTCAATTGTTGTACTAAATCTACTCGCTGTTCTGGCGTAGAATTTTGTAATTGAAGTCTAGCTTGATAAAGACGTTCTAATCTTTTTCGAGTACCTTTATCTTTTTTCCTACGCTTTTCTAAAATTCGAATTTCTGATTCAATTCGAGGGAGGCCCAGAGCCATAGTCTGGACATCCCGATTTACGCTTCGCTGTACGCGATCCATTATGCTGCCTCCGTTTTGGTCATTTTAGCAACCGTCTCTGAAAAATCCATATCAGGATATGCTTTTTGATATGCTGCTATTAGTCCAGCAATTCTATTTGAAAAAACTAAAGTAGCATCCATAGTATTATAATCCCATTTCTTTTGATTATCATATATGTCCTGTTCAAGTTGTTTATCTATAGGATCTTCAATTGAGTCTATGATTTCTTGTCGAGACATTTTGAAAATATCCATTATGCTGCCTCCGCAAATTCGAGGGCAGTTTGCAATGCTCGACTCTTACGTGATTGGTTATCACCAAACCATGATGAGTAAAGACGATTATCTTCATTACGACCTTGAACATGGTCAGTTACATATGTGACTGCATTAAATGCTTGCCACCATGAACCTTCGGCATATTGTGCACCGGGCTGTGACTCAAGGTTATCCATACATAATTTAGCATTGCGTGATAGAGTATCGATCGATAGAGCCTTATCTTGTACACGCTTATCAGCTGTACGAGGCCATACAGTATTGTAATATTCGATCAATGATTCAGCAGTAAAACGCTTAGAACCAAGAAATGAAGCATACTCTTTGTATGTTTGCATTTTTTCGGTAGCGATACCAAGTGCTTCTTTCACCTCTTCAGGATTAAACTCTGCACGGTGACCAACTTTCATTGCGATTTGTGAAGATGTATTCAACGATAAAGACAAAGTATTATGACATACAACACGAATAGGTGTGAAGCGAATATCAATTGATTTGCCATATTGATGAGGATTTGCAAACAAGAAGTATGAATCAACTTGATCGCCTTTGAATAATTCGAATGACTCTTTGACTTTAGCCAAAGCCCAAACCATACGACCTTCTTTCAATGAACCAGCTGTGTGCATTTCCATATCACCAGCCATTACATATTCACCAAAGAATTCAAATGCCTCTGAATTTTGTAGAGGTTTCCAGTTCTCACCGACATTAGTAAGAATTTTGCCATCAGTCTCACGTACAAGAGACTTTTGACCAGTTTTCATCTTCGATCCATTGAAGTCAATGTATGACTCAACTTCACGAACAGTCCAATCAACACCAGCTTTTTTCATCATTTGTGCTGGTGTAAGATCATTGCTTACAGGAACTCCAAGGCCGTGCCATGGAACTTCACCTGCATATGCCATTGTTTCTACTTCATGACTCATAATATATCTCCTTATACTAGCTCAAAGCCATTTTCAATTAAATTAAAACATTCATCTGCCGTAGCATCGAATTGTTCTTGACTGCATTCTGAGAAGTTAAGACCTAGGGCAGCCATAGTATCTACGATCTTTTCTGCGTACTCGTACGTGCAGTTAAATCGTTTTTGAATTTCAAATATATATAACATGTGTTCTCCTTCATTTGATATATCTATCCTACCATATTCCATATCAAATGTAAACCCTAAAAACGCATTTAAATGAAAAAAATGGACATAAATTTTATCAAATCTACTCAACATTGTCAGCGAAACTGGGATACATCTCGGCAAATTCCTCAAGATCATATAGATCTATTAGAGGCAGCTGCTCGTTATTGTCCTAGTAAACAAAACTATGCCTTCTATAGTGTAAAATTTATTACCAATAGAAAGCTTATAGAACAAATACATGATACTACAAATCCAGGAGGTAATGGAGGGTTTGGGGTTTTAACAGATCCAACTCAACCAACGAGTCCTGATAATATGACATTCTATACAAATCCACAAACCCTTGCTAATCTACTCGTAGTTTTTGGATATAATATTCCTTATTCTAAACAAGCATCACTTAAAGATAAAGTAGGCCATTTTGATTATCCTTTTAAGAGAGATGCAGATATGGCTATGGGTATTGCTCTTGGTTACTTATTTTTTGTAGCAAATTCTCTTGGTTATAAAACTGGAGGAAATGCTTGTTTTGATATTGATGCTTTACGAACACTTTTAACAGAAGATTTAAGTTATGATCCTGCAGTAATGATAGGTATAGGATATGCAGACGACAATAGAAATCCAAGAGAACATCATACAGATCCAACTTTTACCTTTCCAGCAAGATACAAAGAAGAAATTAAAATGGAGTACTATACATAATGATACATCCTAGAAATGAGAGTACTAATAGGTACCCACTATTTAATGAATTAATTCCGGAGTATACTTTTGATAATAACTTATTAGATTATGGAGGAAGTTCTGGTAATCTGATTTATTTTTCAAATGGTGCAATTAACGAATCTAAATATACATGCATTGATGTAGTTAAAGATGCTATCAACGCAGGGCAATCTGAATTTCCAAATGGCAACTTTATTCACTGGAACAGATATAATGAAACGTATAATACAAATGGCATAAAAAATGAGTCGCTTCCTTTTATACCAGATCATGATTATATCTGGGGTTATAGTGTTTTTAGCCATATGATATTAGAAGACATTATCGAAGTTATTTTATGGATGAAATCTTTAAACCCAAAAAAGATTATAATGTCATACTTAAATAATGATCATGATGATTATTCTAATTGGACTATGAACTATTTTTACCAAAAAAGAATTGAGTCTTTCGGCGAGTGCGTAGATTTTAGAAAGAACGACGAAGATTATTTTTATCTTACTGACAATAAATACGGTAACAAAAACGGAGAATTTTTTATTGCAGTTTATAAAACAGAATGGCTATTAGAACAATTTTCGAAATATAAAATTGAAGCTAAAAAGATACACGCTATAGAAAATAATTGGCCAATACCATTTTTAGAGATTAAATAATGAATAAAATTGTATTAGTTACCGGAGGATTCGATCCTATACATTCTGGACATATTTCTTATTTAAGAGCAGCATCTCAATTAGGTAATAAATTAGTTGTAGGATTAAATACTGATGAATGGCTAGCTCGTAAAAAAGGTAGAGCTTTTTTACCATATGAAGAAAGGAAAATAATTGTTGAAGGATTAGAAATGGTCGACTGGACACTTCCTTTTAATGATGACGATGGTAGTGCTTGCGATGCAATTAATAGGATTCTCAAAGATACTATGGATACTGTTGTCTTTGCAAATGGAGGGGATCGCAATGGAGAGAATACTCCAGAATATATCAAATATAAAAATCACCCTGATGTAGAGTTTGCGTTTAATGTAGGTGATAAAAAAATACAGTCTTCAAGTAAGATTTTAAATCGTTGGAGAAATAACAGATTTGCAGAAAGAAATTGGGGTCAATGGAAAGTATACGACGAAGATAAGAATTGGAAAGTAAAGCAATTACTCATTTATCCTGGTCAAGCTTTATCAAATCAAAAACACACAAAAAGAAATGAGTTTTGGCATATACTTTCTGGTCAATGTGTGTTAAAATTAGAAGATAAAGATATTGTATTAAACACAAATGAATCATACTTAATTCCACCCAATAAATGGCATCAGGGGACAAATATTAGTGATACGCTTTGTACTATATTAGAAATTCAGTATGGAGAAGAATGTACTGAAGATGATATTACACGAATCATTTAAATTTTCTATATTCAGGATTTGGATGATCTTTTAGTCGTTCATTATATAGCTTTGCTACTATTCGTGCTGCAGTACTTTCGAAAAATCTTGGTGCTAAAGCATGAATAAAACTTGCAACTGCCGCATAAAATAATAATCCAGAAGCATATATTGCAAATTTAAAATGGCCTAAAGTATTTGTTCCACTTTTTTTAATATGTGCTTGACATTTTTTACTTAACATTTTTTTCCTCTACTATCATCTGTAAACTTAGTTTGGGTATAGTTGTAAGATTTGCTGCGCCATGATTGTCTTGAGATAAAATAAATGCATCTCCTCTTTCATAATCTTTTATAAGATTTCCTTGTTCAATAAAAACATGGCCTGGAATATAATCGCCTAATGCTACCCATAAACGCAATTGATTTTCTTCTACTGGAAGATCTTTATGCATACCAAGTACACAGGCAGGCATAACTCTACTCAACCACCATCCAACGGTTTTATAACCCTCAATTGTGGGCCATTCTAATTCTTTAGATTGATTCCAACCAAAATATAGTTCCCACTGTAAACCTTTTTTGTTATTACTATCTATAGAGCCTTGCTTCCAATTTCTAAAATATTCTTGTAAATTTTTTTTACCATAATCATTCCATGGCCTCGATTCAAACTCTAATTTATTTAAATATTCATCAGTCCAATGAAGTGGAATAGAAACTTTATTTTTTAGTTTGTGCATTTATCTACTATAGTTTTAAAATAACTCATATTTGGAATAGAGTAATCTATATCCCAAAATTCTTTTGGTACGTTATCTTTATTTTTAATAAGATCTATAAAATGATATTTATTGTATTCTAATTTATTTTTTATTCTATGTAAAAGGTTATTATAGTTTTCACCTTTTAGATTGATGAGGTTTTCAGTAATACCCTTTACTCTTGTTTCAGTACTATCTTTATTATCAAATTCGTAATTAAATAATTCGTCATATAATTCAAAACCCAATTCTTTTAATTTCATATGAGAATTTTTTGTAGCAAGACCTAAGAAAGGCCTACAGTGTAAAAGTGCTTGTGCAAATTTATTTCCCATATACATTGTGTCATCAACTATAGCTTCTGGTAAAATATGCACAAATCCCCTTTCATAGTAATTTCCTTGTACAATAAACCCTTCATTACCATAAGGTAAATCACTTGTGTAAATATCGTCTAAAGTTCTTTGTTGATTATCAAAATATTTAAATGGATATGGCTTATAAGGTAAATGATTGTCACTTACTTCCATATTGTGCCAGCTTAAATATCCATCATCTATCAAATTATTTTTTGCAAATTCATCAAGTAACATACCTCGCCAATATTTAGATTTTCTATTTAAGCAAGTATATAACTTATCAATCGGAGGATTATATGTTTTTTCATACTTTGTAAAATTGTCGTACGCATATAGCCATGTCCACATTGACCAATTGATTACACATTCCGGATTGTTATCATTAAAATTACCAAGCCATATTTCCAAATTACACATATTTTTTATTTTATCAAATGCTTGACTATCTTCAATAATACGATTATATTCACTTGGATGAAACCACACTACCTTTTCATATTTAGCTCCATCACCAAAAAAATGGTTTATAAACTTATCCGAATATAAATCCCAATATTTAAATTCTTCTTGCGGCAAAAACCAAGGCGTAATATATTTTATCATTCAACATCTCGTGTAATCATATCTTCACCAGTTTTCATTTTTTTATTATAGATATTATCTTCTTCGATTACTAACTTTTTTAATTGTTCAAAAATATCCTTTCTTGTATATGTAATGCTCAAAGCTCTTCGCAATGTATTTGACATATTAGGCATACTACTATGTAAACAACGGGTATTAAACAAAATCAAATCTCCAATATTGCATTCGACTTGTTCATAATTATCTAAAAATAAATCCTGATATCTTCCTTCGATAGCATTCCAATGATCGATAAAATAATTTTGGCTATGTGGTAAAAATGCTGTTGCACCAGTCTGGCTATCAAACTTTTCTAAAGGTATAAAAACATGAATACCAAGAAGATCTTTAGTCTTATTGAATTTATTAAATCTATTAGGAGTGTCGAGATGCGGATTAATAAGATCCCAACCAGGTTTTTGACACACAAAACATCCTTTACCATATGATTTGAAATTCGTAGGAATATATTTTTCAACGCATCCTTTTATTTCTTCGCTTAATTGTAAAGATATCTCATCAGTAGTATATTGCAGATAATTGTCTTTTTGTGGCATGCCTGTAATATAATTTTTTTCATAGTCAAAACCATGATGAGCATTAACAATTGTTTCTTCTCTTCGTAAATTTTTAATCAGTTTACTAGAAATTACATTTGGTATAATACAAAAACCTTTATTTAAAAATTCTTCTAACATCTAAAATAATCTCTTATCATTTCTTTATCAATTTTTATGCCACGAAAAAAATTATATTTGTTTATACGTTTACTTTGGTCAATTTGCAATCTTGAATTTATTTGATTTATATGCTCCTTTAATTGATTTATTTTCATTTCGTTTGTATCGCTCCAAAGTGCCAGATAAAGTTTATTATAAATCGTATCTGTAATTATCTCACCATCAATATCAAACATAGCTGGAATATTACTTAATTCCTGTAGATTTAATTCTACTTGATTTATTTTTACAATATCATATCTACCTTTATGAATAAAAATATTATTTCGCTGTATTTCAAAAATATCATTCATCTCGATAATAGTATTATAAACTGGCATATGTACATTAAGTTTTTCTTTTTGTACATCGAACTTATAAAAATTATCTATTTGTACAAACTCTCGAGAATCAAAAGATTTATTTCTTTTCAATTGAGATAAAAATAATGGTCCACTTGTTTCATTACATCCGAATATGCTTTCAAATTTTTGAATACCTAAGTCGAAGAAATCATTCCATTCTGGATTGATATAGCTTAAAGTAAACATATTTAAATTATTGAAATTTCTTTTATTTTGTTTTGCAACTTTAAGGAATATATCTATGTCAACACTAAAAGGAAAACTTATATTTTCAATTTTATATTGTTCTGCTATTTTTGCAACTTGATTTAATTCATATTCTGTTTGTTTATCATAACCAAAACAAGTATGGAAACTTACATCATCACTTGCTAACACTGGTAAAAAGAAAACAGCTAAACTACTTCCGTGATGTAGATTTCTAATATGTAATACACTACCACTATATAGTTTTTTATTTCTCTGTACGAGTTCGTACATAAAATTATGTTTATGTTTTACTATCTTTGGTGTTCCAGTTGTACCACTCGAGGTACAAAAAAGCATATAATCTTCCGGATCTGGTCTTATAGCATTAATATTGTCATCAATGTTGATATCACAGTTTCTCAAACATTTTACATCATAAATATTTTTACTGCGCTTAGAATAATATTTGAGTTTATCAACGTTACGTTCATCTAATTTATGTAGAAATATATCTATGTTACCATAGACATCGTTCTTAAAATCTTTTATGCCAAGTTCATCTGCTCTGCTCGAATAGTCTAAAACCACAAATAACAAACCAAGCTCTAAGCTTGCAAATGTAATAGCGAAATAATCAAAATCTATTCGTGTAATACCAAGGGCAATAGTCTGACCCTTTCTAGCTTTACATTTATTGACTAATATATTTTTCCAATAATCAATTCGTACGAATAAATCATCGCGTCGTAAATCACCTTCTTTATAGAGGAAATTTTTGCTTACAATGTTTCTATCGAGTATCATAGAAATATCTTATAATTATCACAGTATTCGTTGTAACCTGACCACGTACCTAAATCTACGTATTCTTTATTATAAGAATAATTTATATCAATTGAATTTAGATATTCTCCCATTTCTTTTCCAACATAATCTTTAGGCATATCTTCTATTACGAGTTTAGCTGCACCCCAAAATTTATTCTGATTAGATGAAGTTTTTTTACTCTTAATGTCAAATTTATTTTGAGATATCCTATCTACTTTTAAATTATCATTAGAAGTTTCAAAAATACAGGCTACGTGACCTTCGATATTAAGTGCTTCTATAAAAGGATTTCCTATGTAGACTGTATCTGGTAAACCGTATAATAAAATTCCACTATGAATCCATCTACGAAAATCATTTAATACAAATGGATTCATATTATTTTGACATATATGGGAATACCCTATAAAGTGTCTTAAAATATCGGGTTTATAATTTTTGCCATGAATAAAAAAGATATCATCACACTGAGCTTCTTTCATTTTATCAACCGTATGTTCAATAACTGGTTTATAAAAATCATAGCCGAGTAAAGGTAACATTTCTTTACTAAATGGTAAATTTAATCGAGTTCCGTTTCCTCCTACAGGAATGCAACCATATATTTTATTTTTCATATTAATTTTATTTGCGAACAGTTATCGTTTTCTAAAATATATTTAATAGCTAAACACACATCATAATCATTTGCTTTATTATAATATATTTTTTTATCTCCAACTGATATTCCACCTTCAATATAGTTAATTTCTAATCCGTCTCCACTTGGATTAAAATAATCATCAATACATTTATTATTAGTATTATTTTTAATCGGATAAACTTGAATCCAAGGTAAAGCTAACGTTCCTTCATCATTGAGTTGTTTCATTTCATTATAGCTTTTATCAAAATGAAACAACAAATTAAATCTGCCTTCATCAGTATGATTGATTCCATTATGAATAGTTTTAGCATTTGTAATTACTGGTCCATCATAATAATAATCAATTTCTATATCATTTTTTTTAAATCTAATTAAATGTTCTTTATCATCTATTGGAAGTATAAGCGTGCAGCCTCTAGTGTAATCGCTATGATATCCAGTTTCAGCACCTGGTGGAACGTAACTAAAACTATAAGTTGAGCTTTCTTTTAAAAATGCTTTTATTCTCCAGGCTTCTAAATTGATCGGAAACAAAATATCTTTAAACTCAGAAAAATATTTACCACCCTTTATACTATAACTAGGCCATGTTTCAATAGATGACACATAGTCGTTTAACAATTTTTTATTGTATTTAATCTTTACTGGACTAATGTAATCGTCAGTATTAATCATATCTATTTGCCGTTATAGTAATTTCTTCAATGCACATTTTTGATTCTGTAATGTATTTAATACATTCTGCTACTTCTTCTACTGTTAATTTCTTTTCTTCTGGGTGTAATCTATCAACATAAGGAGTATGCATATGACCAACACTAATATATGTGCATAAAATTCCTGGACTTACATTTGTTCTATTGTGATTAATAGTTTGACAAATATTTTCTAATGCTACCTTTTCGGCTCTATAACTTACGTATTTAATCCACGGCTGTTCAGTATTAATGTGATCAGTAATACTTCCAATTCCAATTAAATGACCAGTTTTTCCAGCCTCAAGCCAAGAAACATATATTTTATGCATCATTCTTGCTTGCACATATGCTAAATTACCAACTAAGGTGTGAGCATTTAATATAACGCCGTCATACTGATGAGTAAGTTCTACAAATTTATTTTGAATTTCCTCATCATTTATATCCCATCCATTACTTCTACTATAAAAATCACTATCTAGAACTTTTGCTATTCCAGACGCTAATCCAGTTTCTGGATTACCTGTTGTTATAAACTGCATTTACTGCTTCCTTATTCGCTGTTATCATTTCACGGTATTTGCGAAACTCTTCATTTTCTTGGGGTGTTGTATCTACTACATCGTCAGCATCAATAAAAAGTATATTTACTCTTGGAGCGGCAGTGCCATTTGTAGTGCTATGCAACACATGAGTATTAATCCAATATGCTTTGCCTGGTTTCAGGCTAAAAACAATTTCATCTTTTGGAAAAACAAAATAATCCAATGGTGGTATTGTGAAAACTGGTATTTGATATCTATCTTTAAAATTGTCACAGTGCGTAGGATAACAGTCACCTTCAGCTAATAACATAATTCGAACAGCTGCTGGATTAGGATGAATTTTATTTACACATTCTTTTATATATGGAATTTCTAATTCTGGATTCCAATGCCATTTTGTGCCTTTGCGATTATCTTCTTCAACTATATCGCCGTTTGGATTATACCCAATACGGCCATGAGAAATCCAATCTTCGGGGTTTTTTGTATTATATTGTAACCACCACCATTTCTGCCGGCCTCCTAAACTTGGATTGTCACGTATTACTTTAAGAACTTCTTGTTTAAGCAAATCTACATCAAAATTAAAATTATATTCTTTATAGAGATGATCCATTGAATTCCTCTGGTTTCATAAATGGTTTTAAATATTTATTCTCTTTTCCATGGGCGTAATCTAAAGCTGGATGCCTGTGTGGCATTACAGGATAATAATCAACTCGGCTGCTATGTGCCACGTGTGTCCATCCTCCTTCTCTTCCAATACAATATTTACTTGTTGAAATTAATTTACAATTTTCTTCAATACTCATATGGCTGCCTAATTCAATAGGATTATCAATATATTGAATTATTTCTTCGCTTACGTTTCTTGGTAAAGTATATGCATGTCCGTTATAAATTTCTTCTGGTCCAGTGGTATAATAGCACACATGATCTTGAGGATTTCTTTTAAATCGCGTAGGATAATATTCATGTCTTAAAATACATGGAATAGTTTGAATCTCGTCTTCTGTATAATTTGGTGCTCTAAGATCTTTAAGATTCTCTTTCCAAGATTTCTGAGGATCTATTTCTAAATGTATTGTTGGTTTTTTATGAACAATAAGCGGATACTGTGGTTCTTGAAAACATGTCAGTATTTCACACCATTTACTATAGTTCCTATCATTTAAACATAAATCTATATTTAATTCTTCTTTTTGATTTACTAATAGCCAACTTATATTTTGCCATAATCCACCGAGACCCATATAATCAAAATTAAAAAACATTACCCTTTGCATTTTTGAGCATACCAACTTAAAGGAAGATTTAGAAATTTATAATCTTGACCAGTTACTTTACCTCTACAACTCGACGCTCCACAATTACAATTTGGAATAGGATCTTTTTTAGTCAACATGAATGTTCCATAATCTACTGTTAAATATTCATCAGCTTCGATATCTCTTAGAGCTCTAAATACTACTTGTCCATCTATATAAACATTGGGTTCACAACTATGATTAATATAAGCTTGATATTCTGCACCTTCAGGCAAATCAATTACTAAATCTTTGTCAATCAGTAATCCTTTATACCACTTATGATTCGATAAATGTCGTGCTAATCCACCCACAACAAATATTATTTCATCTTTTTTTATTTTAGCCGTAGCTTTTCGACAAAGGCCATGAACATTATGCTCTTTAACGACCGTATCTTTATTGATATGAAAAAAATTCATTAAACTTTGGATCCTCAAAATTTGCCATAACTAATGCGTGATATCTTGTTTTACCTTTTTTATTATTTACTGCATGATTGTGCTGTGTATTAATTATCCATGCCTCATTAAATTTATAATATTCAATGTGATGTTTATAATCCATATACACAATCATTGAGGTATCTTCGTTTGTGACTAGTGGTATATGCAAATAAGCATGCGTATATATTGGTTCATAGTAACAATGACTATGCCAATTTATTCTTTCGCTATCATCTACTTTACTAATTAATACTCTGTCGCACATTTCCCATGTTACAAACTTTTCGATTACAGATCTGATATATGGTAATTTTAAAGTGGTATCAACCATATGTTCTGGTGGTACTCGACCATCTTTAATTAAATGAGATTTTCCTAATATCTCCATAAAATCCCAAGTTTCACCAAATCCAAAATCTGGATCTTCACACCAGTTTCTTAGAAATTTAGACGTCCAATAACTACTTGTTCCTTGGCCTCGTGTACCCTTTACGTCGTTATTATATCCGTTCCATTGACCATCAATAGAATTTAATTCTGTTAATATTTTATCTTGATCTAAATTTAATTTATCGGCTAATTTATAGTGAGGAACATGCAATAGTTGTTTTGCTATAGGATGAATAGCTCTATCGCTTGCACACCGAGGGTTGCAAGTCGAATCAAATGCAGGAGCATTTTCTACATCTTCAAGTCTCCAATGTAGATCCATATGATTTTACCTCTTTTATATCGCTTTGCCATAAATCATCAATAATACGTTTAATATGAGATCTTAAATCATTTAAAGGAGCTATTAAATAATCTCCATCATGAAAATTATTTCTTTTTTTCTCTTCTAAATTCCATAGTTGCTCATTGATAGATTTAAGTATATTAAAAAAATATTGTATATCCTTGTATTCTTCTAAATTATATTGCAAAATTTCTTTATGAACATTTAATCCATGATCCATTTTAATTTGAAGTATAGTTGCTCTATCAACATATTCTCCAATACCAATTTCAACTTTAGGCATCTACACAACCTACTAAATGAATACGTGTTTCCCAACTTGCATTTACTGCAGTATGTCTTTGAACAGTATCAACCCAATAAACTGATCCATCTCCTTTTAATCGATGCAGATTATCTTCTAATATAAAAAAACAATTGTCATTTGTAGCTAAAGGAATATGAATCCTAGGAGTAAAATCTCGATGATAAGAATAACATGTTTTAGAATCTTGCACCATTATACGAGTTCTAAACATATTAAATTTTTCCATAATAGAATTAGTATATGGTATATTAAATAAAGGAATACGAAAAGCTTTTTCTTGATCTCTCGGATGTATATTTTGATCGTGTGTAAATTCAGCAACTGCGCCTGTGCCGTAATACGGATCTTGATCTTTTGATATTCCTTGTAAACAAAGAGTTCCTTCAGGCAATGTTTTCAACTCTTCTTGTATTGTTTCTATGTTTACTTTATCTAAAAATTTTATCATTGTTAATCCTTAATACATATTGCATTCCACCATAATGTAATTGTTCATAAGTAATATTCCAATTGTATTTACTCATTTTTTGAAACGCTTTAAATAAATTAGGACTTTCTTCTCTCGACACCCATATATTTTTATAGCCCATATCTAAACATTTTTCGGCCGATAAATCTAATGTTGTTGTTCCGCGTTTTAAATCAGCTTTCCATCCACCAAAATCATAATTTCTATCTCTCGTATGTCGTGACATAATTCTTATTGAACCATTGTATTCTGGTATTTCAACTGCAGCGCTATAATATACCATATTATCATAATTATCCCAACCCATTCTTGCAAACTTAGTATATTCAAATAAAGGATTTTTTAAATAATTATCTTCGTGTTTGTGGCCACGATTTTTTTCAAATAACTCATTTATATATGGAATATATTTTTCTATCTTATCCAGTTTCCAAATCATCTGTTCCATCTAAGCTAAACATTAATGCAATTCGTGGTTTATTAGACATATTCATTACAGCATGTGGATATCCGATATTAAGAAAATACGCTTGACCGTTTTCTAAATTATAAGCTTCTAATTCACCATCGCGTCGAAATACATTGACCACATTTCTATCGCCATAAATTGGACAAATGCAACGAACAGCATATGATACATCATAATCAACATGAAATGGAATCGCTTTACCGGGTGCTAGCTTAGTAATTCGTATACGACTTGCTGGTGCTTTTAATTGAGTTACAATTTCTTCAAAATAACTGTTAGTATAATCTTCTGTTGGAATATTATAAAGATGTTCTTCTTTACGACGCAATCTTTCTTTAATGCTTGCCGTGTGTGGTAAAATTTCACTTGGAGTTGTTAAATTGATTTGTTCGAAGTTATCATACACCTGACCTACTAGTTCCATATGATTATCACACAGCATAGGATTAGCTGTACGAACATCAGTAAATTTTGTTGCCAATTTATCTGTAGCTTTTTGTAATTTATCTAAATCAATATTTAGATTAAAATTTTTAACTGTCGGTAAATTTTGTTTTCTCATAGTTTATAAATTCCTGCTAGACAAATTCGCGCTTGTTTTCCTCTTTTAAACTTTTCATATTCATCATCTTCTGTTGTTGCTAACCAAACTGAATCACTTGGTTTAAAATCCATTTGTTTACAAATTTCTTTTTGCTGATCTTTTAATTTGTTCCAAATAAAATCAATATCAAAATTACTTATAATAGTTTCTGCTATATCATGTGCATAATAATTATAATATTTTGCTGAGTGTATTAAACTATCTAATTTTTTATCAGGCCTTTTGGTAAAATACCAACCAGTTCTTACGTTACGAATACCAAATGGTTTCGATAAACTAAAGAAAATATGTTCAACATTTGAACCAATTTCTATTTTTTTTATCTTTGTACTTCCAACATATGCTAAATCTAAAGCTAAAGAACCTGAATGTATTTTTGTAAAGTTTCCATCAATAGCACTAGGCCAACTTTGATATTTAATACACTCTTCGTACGGATTACCTTTTGGACTAATCCATTGATAGTCGCCTTCATCCATATAGACAGATCTAGTTTCTTGGTGATACCACCAATCCAATCCTTGAGTAATTCCATTCATAGGATAAACATTGTAGTTAGTTAAATCAATGATTGGTAATAACCATTCTTTAATATTAGTTTTATAAAGTTCTACGCTATCATAATCTGGATCAACAGTGTCAATAATTTGTTTAACTTCAGTTAATACTGGTGTTCTTATAGCTTTACTAAGATTTAATATGCTATCTTTTATGGTGGTCATAATGGTTTCCTTCAAACGGAGCAAATAAATTAATCCACCATTTATTTACTGGTCCTTTTTTTGAATGTCCTAATAAATTTAGCATTCCATAAAACACATACGAATATATATATACTAACAAAAAATGGTAAAAAAAGCCATAATATAATGCAATCATCCAAGTTACTGCCATTGTCATTAAACCATACTTATGAAAAAACATTATTCTTGGATTTTGATATAAATCTTTTACAAATTTTCGCGGGATATTTTTTATTCTCCAAGTTGAGAACAATATTTGATGCCATTTTTTATATAATGGACTATGAGGATCTTTAGGAGTATCTGAATATGCATGATGCATTCTATGAATTCCAGACCAACTTAATGCGGACTGACCTCCACATAATACACCGCAATAAAGCATAATACATTGTCCTATAGGAGATACTTTTATTTCACCATGTGAGAAACAACGATGATAGCCAAACGTAATACCTATAGAAGCTAAGATATAATATAAGATATAAGATTCAATGAATACCATAATACAATTCTCCAAAATAAAAATAGAGGGCTAACCGTGGCCCTCTGCGTGCTTATTACGTAGCAACCCGATTCATAATATTATATATATTAGAATTTAAAAGATGCACCTACTGTGAGGTTATCTTGATCGAAATCTTCATTAGTTTCGACTGTTACATATGCTTCAGCATTCTCTAAGAATGGATATCTCATAGACCATTCTAGATCCAACTTTTCGTCAGATAGATTTTGCATATCTAGTTCTGTTTCGACACCCCAGTTAATTCCCCAAAGGTTATAACCTACATATGGAGTAGCAGTAATTGCTTCTGCTTCTGTGTCGAAGTTGTATTCAGCTTCTAGCGTTGCGCCTGCTGAGAATCCACCGCCGAGTTCGGCGGCGTTGATAGTTGTTGCTGTCAATAGAGCAGCAGTTGTTAGTGCAATGAATTTCAATATATCGTTCCTTTATTTACGATGCCAGATTTCGTATAGAACCCAAACTGCGATCAAACCAACTAGGCCTTGAGAACCAAGAGCAGCAATAATACCGCTTACGTTATCAATAACACTAGAAACGGGTAGGAAAGGAATGTTGCCTAGACCTAATACTTCTAAGACAATCATCAATGCTGCAAGACTAATACCGACTTCAGCAAGAGATCCTGCCCATGTTTTTACTTTGTTTAGAATTTCCATTTAGAATTCTCCTTTGTTGAATAGTGTCACTTTTCTGTTGCTAGGTAAGTGACCAACCCCCTGTGTTATGCTGCTAAAGCGTAACCAGATGGTGCAAAGTTATCGTTTGCATTTGTGTTTCGTAGACTCAAATACCAGTCGATCCTATTTCAGCCCCATCATAAACACACGACTTGTGACTTTCGGTCCTTGTCCTATGCACAGGAAAGCAGGTGCATCTACTCTCATGTGTTTATGGTGGAGCTGCGCGGTACTGCCCCGCGGTCCTGAATACTCTCTAACATCTACTGTCGTTTATTTATTAATTCTACCACATCTGGGAGAAAATGTAAACCTTAAATATATGCTAAGTGACATTTGTGACATTTTTATCACTAAAGTTTAATACCATTATTTTATAAATAGCTACAAGAGCGGCAAATACATTGATCATGAGAGAACTAAAACGAGGACAACATGGTCGATCCAATTACGGCTGTCGGTTTGGCTACGACTGCATTTAACGGCATTAAGCAAGCCATATCGATGGGTAAAGATATCCAGTCAATGGGTACACAATTAGGTCAATGGTCTAAGGCCATTTCTGATTTAAACTATTCGCATGAAAAAGCACAAAAACCACCTTGGTGGAAAAAACTTGGTGGAGGCGTAGAAGCTAATGCCATGGAAGTGTGGATGCAAAAGAAAAAAGCTGATGAAATGAGAGAAGAATTAAGATCTCATATCAGTCTTTTTTATGGTCCATCTGCATGGGATGAAATAGTAAAAATTGAAGCACAAATGCGTAAAGAACAAAAAGAAGCAATTTACGCTAAAGAAGAAATGAAACAAAAAATAATGGAATGGGTAGTTGGTATTATTGCTACTCTAGTAGGAGGTGCAGTAGTTATATTTGTAATATGGTTAATAGGAAAAGGTCAAGGTCGTTGGTAAATGTTAGCACATGTCTTTGTTCTTGTACTTATGATAGATGGTAAAATAGTAAGCCAAGACATGCACTTTTGGTCAATCGAAAGATGTAATTATTTTGCTGGGCAAATGGTGAAAAGATATGGTCGAGGTAAAATACCTGACGAACAATCACCATTTGCCTATTGCAAACCTAAATTAGTAGACACCAGCAAAATAAAACCAGAAGTTTATTAATCATTTCAGAAGTTTATTAATCATTTAAATCATGATTATGAATTGCCATAATCGCATAATGAATTACTTTCTGTAAATCTTTACGGCCTTGTTCACGATCACCTTTCTTTCCATAGCGCTGAGCATACTTCAAGATATTTCCAATACAGAAACCTTCGGCATGGCCACTATCGAAAATAAATTCTGTAGCTTGAAATTTATTTTTAGCATAGTGCTGATTATATGTTGAATCGATATAATCTTGCATTTCATCTAAAAGGCCTTTTTCATTGAACTTATATTCAATAGTAGAAGGCCAACCAAATGTATAATCTTCAGTTTCTTTAGGATTAAATCCCAAAGTCATATTACTCATATTGCTTGTATCAATTGTGATGAATCCATCATCTTCAAGATCTTTTTTCTTCTGAGCCATTATTTTCTCCTATAAAAAATATGAGAACCAATTCTTGTCACACGATCAAGAGTAGGCGCCCAATAAGGTTTTACATATGTAGCATGATAGTGTGTTGAACCTTCAGTAATTCCACGATATGCTCCATGAACATAGAAATCACGAGCAAACTTACGTGAACGCTCCCATGCTTCTGAATTGTTTGGTGTGTCAGCTTTACCGTCACAATACCAACTAAATTGACAAGTGCGCTTTCCTACAACATATCCATCATGTACTACATCACAAATTGTATCAGGATAATATCTACTTTCAACTCTATTTTGAACCACGTCTGAAACCGCCATAGCATCAGCCATACTTACAGCTCGTGTTTCAAAATAGATATTCAAAGCAAGACACTCAAGTTCTTTAGCTTCAAACTTTTCTTGTTCTAGTTTTTGAGCATATGCTGGAAAAGCATAAATGCTACCAATAACCATACTGCCTGTTAATAATCCAGATAAGATTGACTTCCACATTATTTTTGCCTCATATAATATTGGTGTATCAACGTTTCGCCTGCACATATGCGTTGATACAATTCACGTAGACTAATTTGGTGGTACTTTGCCACTTCTTTATATAATTGATCTACCATTCTTTTCGGTCTTCTTCGTTATCCCAACCATAGCGATATGCTTCGATCTCACCTACAGTCATGTTGTCTTTTTCAACTCGCTCACCTTTATGAGTGCCATATGGCCAGTAGTGAGGGTCGAAAGAACGGTGATAATAGCGGTCAGCAGAACCCCTATCTTGAGGACTGCCATGTAAAGGAATACCATCAGTTACGATGATGTCAAAATCTGGATACTTTGTCATTAGTAAGTCTCCAATCCTGTGAAACCTTCTTGTGTCCAACCACGAGCTTCAGCGTGACCAAGAACAATATCTTGATAATTTGAAGCAGGCCACCAACCCTCTTTAAGGGCCCATTGTTTCATATCAAGTTGAACCATTATCGATTGTTCACCTTGAGCTGTATCAGCATTGATACGTCTAATTTCATCTCCAACAAAAGCGATTTCTGCTATAGACATTATGCTACCTCCTTGAACCCAACCATACCAACTTCGTACTCAACACCATTTACTTCCATGCGGTCAAACATAGATGTGGAACGAAGACCTAAACCATCTTCACGCTCAACAAGAACGGTAACGTCATCGTTAGCATCTTCACCGATCTTCTTAGACCAGCTACCCATTAGATTGTTTGTCCAACGGAACGCATATTCCAAAACGTCAGTTACGTTGTGTCCATCTGAAAAGTTAACCTCAGCAACAGGTGTGAAACCTTCTACGGCGCCTGTGATTTCATTGTAAGTTATGTGCTTAACGATGATTTTCATAACATTCTCCTTCATTTGATATAACTATCCTACTATATTCTGAAGGCAATGTACATGCTTTTTTTAAAATTCTTTTTATTTAAAATCAATAACTTATGATTTTTTTTATTTTTTAATGAATTTTCTTATGATTGGAAACACTTTTTCAATCTCTTTGGCACATTCAAGAGCAACTTCACGGTGTTCTTTTTGTGTACCATTTCCAGATCTTAGTTCGATGTAGTGCATCCATGAACGAATAGTACCATTCATATAAATTCGTGACATCATATTACCTTCAGGCAATACAGCTCGAGCTTGTTCTTTAGCAATACCATTTTCAATTGCCCACTGATATACTTCTTTAGCTTGATTTATAACCCCGTGTTGTCTACGACCCCACTCAGTAATGAGATCTTGTTTTTTCAAATCTAATTGAATAGCAGGATCATTTTCGATTTCAATAGAATTTTGACGATTAGTATGGTCTTGAAGGCGAGCTTCACGTTTTACCATATCTAAATCTTTAGTTGGATCAGCATATCGTTGACTAAACTCTTGAAAGCTAAAACTTCTATGTCTTAAGATTTGTCTCGCGATGTCTCTTGTTGTTTCAATTTCGAGGCATGCTGAGACCATTTCGAATGGCGACCAGTGAGATTCTTTGGCAAGGTATGACAAGAGTCTCTCAGCTGTTTTCTTGTTGGATTGGTTGGATGGATTGGAGACACGGGCGCAATACGCGATGAGATCTTGGGCATCATCAATTCCTATAAAAGCATCTTTTGCGGGTTGTGAATAACTAATTAGTCTTACATTAGGTTTCAAAGTTTAAAATCCTCAAATTTCTTTCCAGCTGGAGTTTTATCAAATACTGGTGTATCATCGGTTAACGTTTGTTGGGAATCATCCACATCAAAAAGGCGCATACGACTTCTATCGACACCAACAACAAATCTTTTATAATGAGTAGGATCGTTGTACCGATTCTTAAGCTGTTTGACCATAATTTGACCTTGTCGTTCGAGCTCTTCTGTCGAGATGAGTGCAAACATGAGGTCTGCGGTAGCGGGTAATCCAAAAGATTCAGAGGTATCTTCAAGCCCAACATCCGAGTTAGAATAACCACTGCGAGTCGTTTGCGTTGCAGAGAATATCGGTAGGTCGTATTCCACTGCAAGACCTCGTAATTCTTCAGCAATTGCTTTAATGTAGTTGTATGAATTGATAGCACCACCCATTCCTTTCATACGGCTAGATGCGCAGATATTAAGATAATCAATAAAAATAATATCAGGTACAAATTGTTTTTTAAGTTTTAGTTCATTTAATAGTGCTCTAAAATGACCAGCATGAGCAGAACCAGTTGGATATTCTTTTACAATAAGCTTACCAGTTGTTTTACGAGCAAGATCAGCAACTTTAGTCGTAAACATATCTTTTGATAGATTGTCAAGTTGATCGATTGGAACATTTAATAAGTTAGCATCGATACGTTCAGCAATCCTTTCTTCTGCCATTTCCATAGTAATATAAAGAACATTATGACCTTCAGTCAATGCGCTAGCCGCAACATGGCACATGAATAATGATTTACCAACACCTGTGCCAGCAAGAGCAATATTAAGAGTCTTGTTTGGTACACCGCCTTTGGTAATTTTGTTAAAATACTCAAGATCAAAAGGAATACGAGATTCTTCTGTATGATAGAAATCATAACGTTGATTCACATCTTCAATATAATCGTGACCAACTGAAGCATCAAATGTCACAGCAAGAGCATCTTGTAAAAGAGATGGCAAACTATTTTTTGTAAGCGTAGAATGTTTACCATCAATAATAGTAATTGATTCCATTACAGCATTATAGATTGCTCGATCTTGACACCACTTTTCAGTATTATCAAGTAACCATTTATCATCTACTTTATCACCAACAAATAATGTTTCAGCAATTTCACATGCTGCAGTATAAGCATCACCACTTAAAGTTGAATTATTTAACTCAACCATAAATGATTCTGCTGTAGGTAACTTATTATATTTTGCTACATATTTACCGGCTTCTTTAAAAAGAGTACGATAAGGTCCTTCGAAATATTCTGGTTTAATAAATGGCAAAACACGACGCATATAATCATCGTCTGTCAATAAGTTTCTTAAAATAGTTTGTTCTATTTTGTTATTCAATATACCCTACCGTTTCTCTTACTATATCGTTATGATTAAACTCAGCCCAATAGAGTTCGTAAGCAACACCAGACTCTAAACATTCAAACTGATGATAGAGGCCTGGTTTGACTTTATGATAATCACCTTCTTGAAGAACTGTAACATCAACTAAATCATAGTCGCGTTGCCAGGTACGAATAAGCATGCTACCTGATTCAACATAAAATCCATTCCATTTATAACGATGTAAGTGTTTAGAGCATACGCCACCTTCTTCCATTTCAATACGATGAAACTCTAAAGCACCATTTGCTTCAATCAATTCCGTCGTTCCCCAAACTTTACCTGCTTTCATCATTCATTCTCCATCAATGCTGCCCAATTGCAACCCTCGAGCAGTTCTACCATTGTTACCTTAGCCAAAACGATCCCTCATTAGTTTATCTCTTATTCTACGAGTATATATTGTTTCAGGTATTTGATCTATGATTTCAATTAGAAGTTTCAAATCTTCTCGGTCAAATCCTCCATACTCTGTATCTTTGTTTACAATGTAGCCACGTCTGTTGAGTTCGTCGATGAAGTCTTGATCGTCCAAACTGTCGATGATATCACCTATATAAACATCTACATCTACCTCTACATTTACAGTTTTATAGCGCATTTTAGTGCTCCAATCCAAATTCGAAGTCCAGTCGGTAACCATCACTAGGTTTATAACCAAAGTGCCTAAGTTCTTTGATTTCGTTCATCATAGCATTGCCGCTATAGTTAGCATAAGGATACTTGCCTAACAATCGTTCACCCGTCTTACAACGTGCATCTTTCTTGAAGACAAACAGTGTGTAACCATATTGTGTCATTATACATAGGCCTTACCTAGTAAATTTTCTGCTGACCAACGGGCTTCCCAATCTCCAATCCATTCAATTTTCTTTTCTCTTGACCAACCAGCCAGATAATCATTGTCTCTGTCAAATAGTTTTAATACTTCTTCTTCTGACATTAACTGTGTATCAACAATGTTTTCATTTAAACAAAGTTGGCTGAACTCTTCAGCTTCATTGCAAGTCACAGAATCTTTAATAAAAGTTTCTGGATCACAGTCTTTGATGTCACTCGTAGGAATGACATATCTTGTTCTAAACTGTAGAACCGCGGTTAACACTACATAATCACTCATTTCGCTCATTCCATTTCCTCGCATCTTCAGGTGTATTAATTTCTATTCCATTCCATTCTACCTCATTTACACCAATTTGTACACCGTTTTT